CTGTAAAGACATAGTTATAGAGGGCAAGACATACAGAAACGTTACTATTAACTATAAAAAAACAAAAGACAAGTCTATACATACCGAGAAAAAGATAGCGTCTAAGATCGAGGACAAACAACACTCTACAAAAATTATAGAAAAATTAAAGAAAAAAGAGGTTGAGAGAACATCTTTCAACTGGTTGATAATAATAATAATATCACTTATCGTAGTAGTATGGCTAAACAAACACTATCTGTTAGGTCTGTTAAGAGGGATATAAACAGGCCAGGTATTCATTCTAAGACAAAGACATCGTCTTTAAAGCAGAGCAAGAACTATAAAAAATCCTATAAGGGACAAGGAAGATGACAAAAATAAGTGTTTATCAGATAGACGAGTATGTAACGGCAGACGACAAGTGGATAGGAACAGACGTAAACACGTACAACAAGACTAAGAACTTCACACCTAGGAAGCTAGCAGTCTACTTTAACGGAAGCCAGGTAATAAATACAGGTGTAGACCTACTGTACAAGTACTTCACAATAACTCCTCCAGAGGACAGGCCTGCTGGGACACTGTCGTTTGAGACAGAGATAGGTCCGACTGTTAACTTCTCTGCAATAAGCACGTTCTTACTTAGTAAGACCACTCAGAAGGGGAACGACGTGAGCGATTTCCTTAACTTCTTAGTTAACTCAACCAGCCTGATATACAAGGCCAAGAATGTAAACCTGTTCGGTAGCTACAAGATAGTATCAGTTGAGCCGTACTTCCTAGACCCTAACTTCTTTGTGGTTAACGTAGACTTCCTAGAGGGCAACGGGTTCATAGAGGAGGACGAGGACTACATGATATCCATAGTAGACCTTGACAGGACAGTAGAGGTACCACAGCTGGTAAAGGAGACGTTCGAGTACACATCTAGCAACTCGTTTGTTGTTGCCAACGAGATAAACAATATACTACAGGTGATCGTCAACACGACATCACTTCACCCAGAGGCTTACTCATACACACTGCCAAGCACGATAACCATTATAAACGAGCTAGAGGCTGGAGATGTTATTACGGTTGTTTACAACTACATAGAGGAGTTCCTAGATGTTCCAGACCTTCAGAGGGTTACCAACATTGGGAACCACACCACAAATAATATAATAATAGACAATGTCCCTGGTGAGTATGGTGGTTACACTGTTAGTAATACGTTAAATGACCTAGGTACGTTCCAATCATATACAAGTCCTATAAATGTAGACTATCAGTCGGTATATTCTGCATACGAGATGTCTATAAACGAGATATACTCTCCAACAACAAACTTTGAGATGCTAATGACTCAAGGTATTATTCAAACATCATATACAAACGGTAGTAACTACAATTCTACTAGCATGTATTCTGGAAACAGTGTAAATGGGCCATCACTTTATATAGGAAAAAATAACGTAGCAGGTCAGTTAAAGGTTGATAACCTAACAAATAATATAACGCTACAGTTCCCAGACAAGCCAACAGGAACATACACTATAGCAACCACAGCGGATGTTATTCCTTCAGCGCTTGTCTTTTTAGACGAGGGGGGTGGAATAGGATACGTTATAAATGGTAGAACAGCTTCTAATTATGGTGCAATAGGGCAATATTCTACTGATTTGTCATATAGTGATTCTGCAAGTTCGGTTAGGGGTGCTACGCAACCATATTCATTTGCTTCAGGACTTAATACAAGAGCAAGTGGGCAACAATCTGCAGCATTCAATTCAAATACAATAGCAAGTAATTTACAGGCTTTCGCATCAGGTAATAACACAACAGCAAGTGGCAGCAATGCAACAGCTATGGGTGGTTATACAACCGCTTCAGGATTCCGATCAATGGCTATTAATTCAAGTACAGTATCAAGTGGAGACTCTTCTTTTGCAGGAAACCAAAGTACAGAGGCTAGGTCGTTTGTTGAAACCACTTTAGGAACACTTAATACACTTTACACGCCTACAAGCACGAGTGCTTTCTCTGCTCTTGATAGACTTTTTGGAATAGGAAACGGTACATCTGTTGGAGCAAGAAGTGATGCTTTTATTATCTTAAAAAACGGCCTTGCCACACTCCCTAGTGTTACAAATGCTCTAATAGATGCAGACACCACTGGTAAGGCCTTGGTAACTAAGGAGTATGTAAACAACAGACTAGTACTTGAAAAGTCAGGGAACTACACGCTAGTAGATGCAGACAGTGGAGGTATAGTTATATTCACAGCATCTGCAACACTAACAATACCAACAGGACTTGCTGCTGGGTTTGAGTGTACGTTTGTCACACTTGCTGGTGTAACACTAACGGTATCTGCTGGGGTGAATACATTATACAACAACACAGGAACAACACTGCTTCCACAACTAAGTTTCACGCTTAAGAGAATGATAGCAGCAGACACCTATATAGCAACAGGAAACCTATGAACAATGTAGCCTTTCAGATATACGGTTCGAAGAAGTCTGGGATATTCCAATCCACTTGGAAGACAGATAACGCTGGAACTTCTGCGTCAAATCAGATAGAGCTGCAACATACTCATCAACAAACCTAGATGCAATATACAACGGATGGATAGTAAATGGTGTTCAGCCAAATATAAATATAAATTTCGGAAGTGCTAAGTACACATCAGCAGGATCAGCAGGAAGATTAACGCTGACATCAGCACCAAATAATTGGATAATAATAGACGGAGGACTATGATAAAAATAAAAAAATACCAGATTGAGGACTACATATCAGATGCTACACAGGACGCGTTAGACCTAAAGGCGGACCTGGTAAATGGCAAGGTGCCAGCGAGTCAGCTTCCGTCATTCGTGGATGACGTGATAGAGGTTGCGAACTACGAAGCTCTACCAATACCTGGAGCGACGGGTGTTATATACATAACACTAGATAATAACAAGGTGTTCAGGTGGACTGGAAGCGTGTATGTTGAGATAGCGTCAGGATCTACAAACCTGTCGTACACACCTGGTGTATCTGACGGTACTGTGAACTCGGACACTGGGACAGACGCAACAATACCACTTGCTGGTACTGTGAATGCTGGTCTATTCTCAGCAGCAGAGAAGACAAAGCTAGGAGGCATTGCAGCTGGGGCGAACGTAGGTGTTGTACCAAACGCACCAATAACTGGAGCCACAAAGACAAAGATAACATACGACGCTAAGGGCCTGGTTACTGCAGGAGCAGATGCAACAACGGCAGATATTGCTGACTCAACCAACAAGAGGTACGTGACAGATGCTAATTTAACAACAATTGGCAATCAATCAGGAACTAATACAGGAGACAATGCAACAAACACTCAATACAGTGGATTAGCTGCATCAAAACAAGATAAAATAACATTAACCACAACAGGCACAAGCGGAGCATCTACTTTAGTTGGTGCTACTTTAAATATACCACAATATAGCGGAGCAACTAATTTAGGATATAATCCTTCTCCCACTGAAGGTACTGTAACAAGTAGTACAGGAACTTCTGCAACTTTACCATTAGCTGATGGAACAAATGCAGGTTTATTAACTGCTGCTGAAAAGACTAAAATATCAAATTCAGTTCCATACACTGGAGCTACATCTGATGTCAATCTAGGAGAGTTTGGGATTCAGCTAGGTAACCTAGAGTTTGACAACACGCCTACTAATACGCCAACAGCTGCTGGATCAATGGTATGGAATGATTCAGATGGGACTGTTGACTTAATATTAAAGGGTGGAAATGTTACATTACAGATAGGACAAGAGTCGGTTATTAGAGTTGTTAATAAGACGGCCACAAATGTAACCTTATTAGAGGCCGACTATCAGGCGGTAAGGGTGACAGGAGCGCAGGGTCAAAGATTAAAGGTTGATTTAGCACAGGCTACAACAGATGGTTTAAGTGCTGAGACTATTGGATTAGTTACCGAAACAATAGCAAACAACCAGGAGGGATTTGTAACTACAAGTGGAATAGTTAGAAATATTAATACAACAGGTAGTTTACAAGGCGAGACTTGGTTAGATGGAGATATTCTTTATCTAAGCCCAACAGTTCCTGGTAGGTCAACAAAGGTTAAACCAACAGCCCCAAATCATTTGATAATTATTGGATATGTTATATCTGCACACATAACACAAGGGAGTATCTTTGTCAAGGTCGACAACGGATACGAACTCGATGAGCTACACAATGTAAAGATAACAAGTGTTGCAAATAATAATGTACTAGCCTACACCTCTGCAACTGACATTTGGGAGAATAAAACAGTTGCAACTGCACTAGGTTTTACACCAGCAAATGATGCGAATGTGGTTCACTTAGCAGGAGACGAAACTATTACTGGAATTAAAACATTTACGGAGACAATTATTGCTAGTGGTTCTACAGGAGTTTATGCTTATAATGGTGATAAAGGAGTTGTTGCTTTTGGTGATACTACAGGAGTTGATGCTGATGGTGGTAATATAGGAGTTAATGCTAATGGTGGTAATATAGGAGTTTCTGCTAATGGTGAAACATTACAAGCGGGGGTGTTTAATATTCCAACTGAGAACACCTCAAACATTGTAGAGTTTCAAAAGAATAATGTACTAAAGGCAGCAATACAGAACGATGGTAAAATAACAGCCACAGCAGGAACAGCAAGTACAGATGTTGTTGTAAAGAGTCAGTTAGATACCAAACAAGACACAATAACATTATCAGCAATAGGAGCAGCACCTAATGCTAACGCTGCTACACTGACAGGTAGCGTCTTAAATCTACAACCAGCTTCGGCATCTTTTGGAGGTGTTGTAACAACTGCAGCTCAAACATTTGCAGGGATTAAAACATTTAATTCAAACATAGTTATTCCTGCTACAGGTAGTTCATTAATATTAAGTGTTAGTTCTGGAGGTACAGTTAGTGGTCTTACAACAACTACTTACCCTTCTCCAGGTGAGTTAATCTGGGTAAAAGGAGTTACAAGTTCTATTCAAACACAGTTTAGTGGAAAACAAGCTACATTAATTTCGGGAAATAATATAAAATCTATAAACGGAAATACGATATTAGGTAGCGGAGATTTAGTTATTCCAACTGCTCAAACAGGACAGATAATAGTTACAACAGGATCAACATTTACTGTTCCAGCGGGTGTAACAGCTGCTACTGTATTCAATATTGAAATAATTGGAGCAGGTGGTGGGGGTGCAGGTTCAGCCAATTCAACAGCAGGGGCTAAAGGGTCAGCAGGTGGTGGTGGAGGTTATTGTTTTATAAGACTAACAGGACTTACGCCTGGAAATTATGTTTGTAGTATTGGAACAGCAGGTTTAGGATCAGCACTAGGTGTTAATGCAAGCTCAGGCACCGCCACAACTCTAACAATATTAGGCGTTACTTATACGGCTAATGGTGGTGGTGGTGGTTTGGCTACTGGTAATGCAGCAGGTGGTGTTGGGGGTACAGCTACCAATGGGAATATTAATTATAAAGGGCAAAACGGTAGTGATTCAGTTGGACTTAGTACAGTTGTACCAGGAGCTTTAGGTGGAGATTCACACAAAGGTTGGGGCTTAGGTGGTTCTTCGGTAAGAACAGGTATTGCAGGAAATAATGCTACAGGAAATGGTGGTGGAGGAAGTGGTGGTCATGCTTCAGCAGGAGGTAATGGAAGCAATGGAATAATATTTGCACAGTGGTTTAATTAATAAAAATAAAAATGATACAAACAAAACAACCAATATTTTACGAGAAGAGAGGTGACAGGCAGTCAATGGTCATAATAGAGATAGACTCTTATGTAGTGGATAAGGATGGATACTTACTGACGGTGAGTGACTATGTACTTATTGATGGATTCAAGGTTTGTCACAATACTAAGATAGTAAGATACTTTAACGAACAAATTAATCAGTTGTCTGATTATATTGATGCTAACTATGATTTATCTGAACTGTCTAAGGTGGATAGAGATGCAAAAAAGATACAGATTGGACTGTACATTGACACTACCACAAATCTATTGGAGACAGGTAAGACTATTTATAGGTTAGAGCCTACAGATTGGGAGTTAACTCCTGTTGTTGTAGTAGAAGAGCCTGTTATTGTAGAAGAGCCTACACCTAGTGAAGATATTGTATAATGATAAACTTTCTATTATTTATAACTGCTTATGTATTGTACCTGCCACTGAGTATAATCAACTGGTTCTTTGTTAAAGATAAGTTTGGATACTTTGAAAGTTCTGCTGTTAACTTAGACAAGTTTGGCAATAGGGAGTTTAGGACACTGTTTAACAAAACACTTGTTACTGGACATAAGTTTGGAGATATAAACGAGACCATATCTAGTGTGCTAGGAAGGAATGAGTTAACAAACACCCTCACAAAGGGTGGTAAGATATTAGTATGGATACTGGATAAGATAGACAAGGACCACTGCTTTAAAAGTATAGGAAAATGAAAAAACAAGACATAAACTGGATTTTATTTTGGATTGTGGTGGCTGTGTGCAGTTACCTAGTTCATTATTATGGTAAAATAAAATGATTATCTTTGTAAAAAAATCAAATGAAAACAATTACAGAACAAGAATTAGAGAACCTAAGAAGAGTAAACTCAGAGTTTAACACCTTAAAAGGAAAGATTGCAGACGCGGAGATTGAAATCAAGAAACTTAACGTATTCAAGGAAGACGTATTCTCTAAGCTAGAGACGGTGTCAATTGACTTCAAGGAGCAAGAAAAGAAGTTGCTAGAAACATATGGCAACGTAAACATAAACCTACAAACAGGAGAGATCACAGATGACAAAAATTAGCCAGTACCCAGAGATAACAAATCCAGATGTTGACGACTTATTAGTTGGAACGGATGTTGAGAACAGTAACGCCACTAAGAATTTTACTGTTCAGAGTATAATTGACTTAATAGGGGATATAAATCAGGGACCTATTGGACCACAAGGTGTAGCTGGAGCTAATGGTATTCCAGGACCAGTTGGACCTGCTGGATTAAACTGGCAAGGGGCGTGGGTGTCAGGAACATCTTACGTAGCAGATGATGCTGTAGGATACAACGGAGCGTCTTACTTTTGTATTTTAGCTACATCTGGAACTACAACTCCAAACCTAGCTACAACAAACTGGGCACTGTTAGCCTCTCAAGGAGCGCAAGGTATTCAAGGAGTACAGGGACCTACTGGTGCGCAAGGGCCTGGTGGTGGAGCTGGAACTGTAACATTACAGCAGGCATTTGACAACGGAAAAACAATGACTACAAGTAATTTCACTGCTGCAATTTTTCAATTAAAACCTGGATTATCTGTTAAAAATACTTCAACATTAGATGAAACAACTGTAGAAACAACTAAGATTACTTTTACCAAAAATCAAGGCGGTTTAAAAACAACTAATGTATTCCAAGCAGTAAATCCAACTGTAAACAGAGCTGTGTATTTTCCAGATGCTGACGGAACTCTTGCTTTAAAAACATATAATGAAACAGTTATATTGTTGTCCTATGACGGAACAAGTTTTACATATACTAATGTTATTAATGAGTTAGGAGTTACAATTACATTTTCAGTTATAAGCGGTACTTTATATTGCACATTATCATCAAATGTTTTGACTTCAGGTAAGACAATAGTATGGGCTGGTTCTTTTGTTGAATTTGGGGGGTATTTAAGCGCAGGAAATAGAGCATCTAATAATATAGCTACAATATCTCTTACAAATACAAATGGAACTAATAATACATTTCCAACATCATTTACTGATTTACCTGTAAGAATACAAGTATATAATTAATGAATGATATCAGAAAAATCTCAATAGGACCCAACTACAAGAGTGATGCCATGCATTACCTGGTTGGGCAGGAGGTTCTCGATAAGACTTATGTTATACACTCTATACTGCTAGACAACAACACTGGATGTGTAAAGGTTTGGATAGAGAAGAATGCTGAGGTGTTCTGCTGGAAGGAGTTCAATATTAATATGCCAATTTCTCTAGAGTACAACATAAACTTCTGATGAGATCACCAGACATGTTTGTCGTCCGACCATTAGATGGTAGGCGATACGATAATATAAAGAACATTGGTGGTGTTGACTTTATAACTAGCGTGTCTAAGGAGGACCACACGGTGTCCAACAGGCTAGCAGAAGTTGTAAGTGTACCGATAACTTACGACGGAAATGTAAAAGTTAACGATATACTTTTAGTTCACCACAACGTGTTTAAGGTCTACTACGACATGAAGGGTAGAGAGAAGAGTGGTGCCAGCTTCTTTAAGGACGACCTATTCTTTATAGACGACGAGCAGTACTTCATGTACAACCATAACGGTGAGTGGAACACACACTCCAGGTACTGCTTCATTAAGCCAATGAAACAGAAGGATTCTACTATAAACAAGAACAGCAAGGAGGAGCCACTGATGGGTACCATTGTCTATATAAATCAAGAGTTGCTAGACCTTGGTCTGAGCATTGGAGATGAGATCTCGTTTGAGCCAGACAGTGAGTACCCATTCTATATAAACGACGAGAAGCTGTACAGGATGACCACCAAAAACATTACAATCAGATGGACCACAACATAATAAAACAGAAGATCATCGCAGCTGGATACAAGGCAGTTAATGAGTTAATAAAGGTTGCAGAGGACGAGATTATAACTGGTATGGATACGGACCTTTCTGCGGATAAACTAAAGAACGCGGCAGCTACGAAACGCTTGGCAATCGAAGACGCCTTCCAGATACTTAACAGGATAGAGCAAGAGAACGACAAACTGACCGAGGAGGTCAAGGTATCGGAACCTAAAATACAGGGATTTGCAGAAAAAAGATCAAAATAATCTATACACTAGGCTTAGCGAGTTCCTTCCTGCTAACACCATACACATGAAGAACAAGGCAAAGTCTTGGGCCTATGGTTATGACGAGAAGCACGACCTGGTTGTAATATCTAAGGACGGAACTATCGGTGACATATACGAGATAAATGGTCTCAATATAGCGCTACCATCCGTCCCAAAAGAAGTGTATAAAAGGGACGAGAAGAGGGAGAACCAGTACTGGGAACCAGCTGACTATCCAAGAGAGCTATCAAATATAAAGTCTATATTCCAGTGGCACACGATGTCAAAGGAGTTCAAGGCTAAGTGGGTTGACTACATAGAGGGTGAGTTTGACCGTAGAGAGAACGGGTTCTTCTTCAAGAACAACGGCATCGACACGTACATAACTGGTTCTCAGTACATGTACCTGCAGTGGACAAAGATTGACGTCGGTCTTCCAGACTTCAGGGAGGCTAACAGGATATTCTTTATCTTCTGGGAGGCCTGCAAGGCTGACGACAGGTGCTTCGGTATGACCTACCTGAAGATCAGACGTTCTGGGTTCTCTTTCATGGGATCTAGCGAGCTGGCCAACCTAGGAACTCTTGCAAAGGACTCAAGACTTGGAATACTGTCTAAGACTGGTAACGATGCCAAGACAATGTTTACGGACAAGGTTGTGCCCATCGTGAACAACTACCCGTTCTTCTTCAAGCCGATACAGGACGGTATGGACAAGCCTAAGACAGAGCTGGCGTTCAGGGTTCCTGCATCAAAAATCACAAAGAAGAACATGTACGAGGATGGTGAGGTTGAGATTGAGGGTCTTGAC